ATGTCGTTGAACGCGCCCAAATCGACGGCCATGTTCACGGTGTTCTTGCCGGAATACTTCGCGCGGCGAACTTCCGGGCGGCGGCTGGGTTTGCTGACGCCAGCCATTAGGCGATCACTTCACAGGACAGGTCCGTGTGCATCTTGTTCGCTTCGTCGGGCAAAACAACGGTGATGCGAAATTCGGTCGATCCGAGATACGCGCGCATGGCGGTCGTCACGTTGGTGCGGTAGGCGATGCGGATTGACGCCTTCCCGGTCGCGGTTTCAGCGCCCGCCTTGATGGTTTCGATCCCGTTCAGGTAGCGGACATTGGCCTGCACCGTGGCGAGCGTTTGCCATACCTGCGTCGGCTGGCCGATGTCATCCTGGCCCGCGACCAATTGCTTGATCACCACCCTGCGGTTACGCGAGCGCGAATCCATTTCAGTACCCGTAGACCTTGATCGTGTTCAGCAGCGAATCGCGCGCCTTCTCCAGTGCTTCGCGCTCGGCTGGCGTGTGCGGGTTCAGCGGCGATTCAATCTCGATATGCAGCAGAATCGCGTGCTTGACGGCTTTTGGCGCCGTGGTGTAGCCGGCGGCAAACACGATGCGGACTGCGTTGGCCACGTCTTGCGTGCTGGGCCAGTCGGCATCTGCGGTCAGATTCACGCGGTTGCTCAGGCCGTAGGCGCTCAGGGTGTAAGCACTGCTCGAAAGGGTCCGCTCTGCGCCGGCCGTGTCGGTGTACTTGATGCTGGTCACGCTTAGCACTGGCGGCATGGGCAGATCGAGGCAACTGCCGGACGGGAAGCGGTCAATCGCGCCTTCCAGCGTCTGCGGCGCCAGCGCGCGGCCGGTGTAGTGCTCGGCAAACTCGCGTGCGGCGGTGATCAGCCCCGTAATCAGCGCGTCATGGCTTGTGTCGTCCGAATCTATGTGGCACTGGGTGCGAGCCTCGGCCAGCAAAACCGGCTCGACCGCAACAGGGGTGACGACTTTAAATTGCATGTCAGATTCCGCCAACAATCTGGCCGTTAGTGACGTAGCCGTGCCAATTGCCGCTGGCGCTGCCGTCGATTGATGGCGTGGCGCTCAGCGTGTCAAAGCTCGCCGCATCAATGCCGCCGGATATCGTCCAGCCTTGAGTCGGATTGCACGGCACGACAGTGAAATCATCATCGCCGAACATCCGCTCGGCCACCTCGCGCTGCAAGTCCATCGGCGTAGGCGAAACCATGCAGGTCAACCGATATGGCTGGGAGCGCGGGCTGCCGTCGTGGCGCGTCGGCTGCACAGGCGACAGAAAAACGAAGCCGATGCGCCGGCCTTCGTGCTCCATCCATTGCGGTTCAAGATCGGTAAGTTTCACGTTTAGCCTCTAATTTCGCGGTGTGTCCTATGCAAAAAACCCGCCGAAGCGGGTTCTTCACGCAGGAGCCTGATATCAGGCCGCGACCCCGGGACCCATGTTGCTGGCGATGACCGTCGCAGCTTGGGCCGTGGGCCGGAATTCGGCCTTGTACTGGATGGCGATAACGCCATTCACCACAGCGTTCGCAGCGGTGCGGGTCAGGCTGGCGAACACGTAGCGCAGCATCGGGTCGTAAACGTCCACGACCATCGCCTTGTCGTCAGCCGAGGTGCCGTCTGCGGTGAACGCGGCGGTAGCAACTTGCGTCACCGGAGTGGGCGAGCTGGTAGAGCTTGCGGAGTTCCCCTTGGCGGTCAGGGTCAGCACGCAGGCGGTGGTTACATCGCCCAGCAGGGCAACGAACATCACGCCGTCATAGCCGGACATATCCAGAACGCTGGTGAGTACTTCGGTCTGCGCAGCGGCGGCGGCAGCGGCCACAGGCGTGACCTTCACGTTTTTCAGGAGGGAAGTCATGATTTTTCCTTTCGGGAAATAGAAAAGGCCCCGAAGGGCCTTGGATTTACTTTGAGAGAGTGGCGGCTTATTTGCCGTGGTTGCGGTAGTCAAGTCGCTTCAACTTTGCTTCGTCCGGCGCGTACTGCTTGAGGATTTCTCGCGCCCACTTCATGAGGTCCAAGGGTCGCTGCCCACCGGGCTGGCAGGTGGTCCAAAGCTCAAGGTTCTCAAGCCTGTTATCCGTTCTGTCGCCGTTCTTGTGGTGTACGTTTTCGCTTTTGCGAAGCGACCGCCCCAGGAACTGCGTCATTACGTGTCGATGCTCAAGAACCCGCTTAATCCTCTTCCCGTCGGTCTGCACAGGAACGCGGACATATCCGTTGGAATCAACGATCTTTTCTGAGCGCTTCCGGTGCCGCTCTGAATACTCGACGGTTCCGCGATTCTTTGTCCGCGTGTAGCAGTTGAAGCAAAGCCCCTTTGCCCGAACCGTTCCGCCGCATTCTGGTGTGGCGCATGGCCCGCCCGTCCTGCGTTCGGCACTTCCCAGCGGGTCGCCGTACTTCTTGAACTTCTCGTAGTGAGCGACGCAGTAGCCCAATGACTTTGCGTCGGCCTCACACCCATCGGCTTTGCATGTTTGCCCTGAATTCACCTTCGGAAGCAGTTGGATCAATCCCTCCGACATCCGAATTTGATAGCAAGACCCGCACAGGCCTCTAGCTACAAGTTCTTTTCCGCAAGACGCCACGCCAGGGCATGTTCGAGAAGTCTGGGGCGCGTATTTGCCACGCCCAGGCCCATCGAATGAATCCAGCGTTCCAGACCTACGCGCCTTCAGGTAGTGCTTGTCGCACAAACCTCTCGCTTTGACCTTTCTATCGCAACCATCAATTTTGCAGATCGAGTTCATGTGTCACCTTTTTAGGGATGACACATCATAACTCCTTAAGTGCTAAATTTAAGCCATTTAATGGCTTCTGTATTTTGCGCACCTCCGCCTGTCCGCTTCGTTGTATAGAATACAACATAAGGCTTCGAAGTGAAAGGGTCGCGCAGCGTGCGCATGCCCATGCGGTCCACGATCAGGTAAGCCTGCTTGAAGTCACCGAAGGCCAGCGAAAGGGAGCCGGTTGCCAGGGCGGGCATGTACTCGTCCACGCGCACGGGGTAGCCCATCAGGCGCTCGGGCGAGCCGATTTGCATGCCGGGCTCCCACAGGTAGCGGTTCGTGGTCGATTCCTTCAGCAGGCGGGCGGCAGTGCGAACGCTGCGGCGCATGGCGAAGGTGGCATTGGCCAGGTACTGGTCTTTCAGCGAGCCGATCAGGTTGACCACGGGGTCAAACTGGGTCGTGTGGAAGGCGCCATTGGCACCAGTCACAACGTGCTCGAAGGTGCCCCATGCGCGGCTTGCGTCGGCAGTTGCGGCTGTGTCGTAAGAGGCCAGGCCTTTGGGTTGGCCAACACCAGTACCCTGCCAGAAAGCCGTACCTTCGACGCGGGCGAACTTGTCCGCGATCTTGCCGGACAGCCAAGCTTCCACGTTGGTGGCCGCGTCATCGAGGATGCGCTGCGAAACCTTGGGCATGGCGTACATTTCGTGCGCCTCGATGCGCCACTTGCCGATAGTCGGCGTGGCGGTGTCCGAGCGAGTGCCCAGCTCCGAAACCCAGCCGGCGCTTGCTTCGTCGTTGTCCAGCAGACCCTCAATGTCGTTGGTGCTGATCGTCTGCACCGTGGCGAGCTGGCGCATGATCGACTGTTCGTAGATCTTGCTCAGCGTGGCGCCTTGCGTGGCATGGGGCAGCAGGTAGCCGCCGTCCGGGTCGGAACCAGCAGACATGGCCTTGCGCTCGTCGCCGGACAGGTCGTCCAGACCGGCACCAGCAACCACCTTGAAGAAGGCGGTCTTGTACTGCTCGTAAGCCTTGGCGTCCATTTCACCCGGGAAGGGCTTGCCCTTGGCCTGGTACTCGGCGCGCAGGGCGATGTTGAAGCCCTTGACTTCAGCGGCCAAGTCGGCGGCGCTCTTGACTTCGCTGTCGGTTTGCGGGCGGTTCGCCTTCTTTTGCAGTTCTTCGATGGCCGTCTTGATGTCATCGAGCTTGTCCAGCTCGTCGCCCAGCGTCTTGACCTTGGCTTCGAGGTCGCCGAACGCCTTGCCGTCAGCCTTGGCCTTCAGCAGTTCGTCGTTGGCCTCGCGGAAGGCCTTGAGCGCCTTGCCCTGGTCTTCCAGGGTCTGCGCAATGGTTTTCAGATCGTCGTTCATGTCGATTTCCTTTCGGGAATGAAAAAGCCGCCTCGAGGGCGGCTGTCATGGGGTGGCGCGAAGCTTTGTCAGGTGCTGAGAAGTACCTGGCGCTGCTCCAGTAGTGCGGTAATCGCCTTCAGTTCTTCGCTTTCGCTCGCTCGCACGACCTCACGCCGTGCGATGGAGAAAAAGCGGGACACAAGGGCTTTCGCCTCAGAACGGGATACGCCGCCTACCTCACGCAGGTACAGCTCGGCGCCGTTCAAGTCGCCGATTTCTTCAATGGTTTTTAGCCGCGCAGGCTCGGGGTCTGGAGCGCCGGTCAACGTCGCCAGGGCTTTGCTGTGCGGGAACATGGCAGCGAGCGATTTCGCGGCCTCCAGCACGTTGCCTGCGATCATTCGCGGCTCCATCGGGGTCAGCGTCAGCGTGTCGCGCTTGAGCGGCCATGCGGTGATTTCGCCGCTCGGCTTTTTGATCGTCTTACCGCGCACCGCTTCACTGGAGTTGCCAAGCACGCCCGCGTCGAGCAGTTCCGACAGAAAATCGACATATTTCGCGCGGCGATTCAGCACTCGCTGGACAAAAATGCCCTTTTCATCGACTTTCGCTGACTTCCAATCGACTACGCCCAGCACGTTGCTGTCGTCAATGCCCAAGCCATCCGGGTCCAGGCCGTGTTCGAAATCGACATACAGAGTGCCGATGTCGGTGTAATTCGAGTCAAAAACCGTGCTTTTGGTGAAGAACTCGCCCACCAAATCACGGCCGCCGAACAGCACCATGTAATTGCCGACGACAAGCTCGTTCGGCGTCTTCGAAAGCGCCTTGAGCGGGTTGGTTTCGATGGTCATTTCTCGTCCTTTCAGGCGGGAACTGCGTCGGCCGCGGGGTCTGCGGGCGGCTTTTGGTTCGATGGCGCCGGGATCTTCGCGGCATCGCCGCCCATCGGGTTCATTTCTTCGAGCGCGCGGACCTCGTCAGGCGTCATCCAGCCCTGCCCGCCGCCCGATCCAAGCGCCTTGGCGTAATACTCGGCGCGATCTTTCGCAGCACCGCGCATCAGGCCGTTTGCGTTGAATTTGAAGTAGTAGCCCTTCGCGCGCTCCACCTTCGTCAGCAGGTTCACGTCTGCGGACTGCTCAATGCGCGCATACCACGGGCTGAGCGTGTGGATGACGTGCGCCAGGAACATTTGCTCCGAACTGGCGTAGGTGGAGGCCTTGTCGGAGTACCCAACCATGATCGGCATGACGCCCATCAGGCGACAGACCTCTTCAATCTGCTGCGAACGCATTTCGCGCGTCTGCGCGTCTACGTTGGACATGGTCTGGGACAGCCACTTCGCGCCCTTGTCCAGCACCATCGGTGTGCCTGGTTCGGCTGCGTTGTCCTTGAGCCACTTCGTCAGTTTCTTGTGCTGATCGTCGCTAAGCGTTGCCTCTACGGTGTAGGTTCCACTCGGCTGTGCGCCGTTCTTGTGCAAGCCGGCCACACTGTTTTCAATGGCAAGGGTCAGCCCGAGAACGTCACGGGCAATGCCGATGACATCGAACCCGACGAATCCTGCCCAGCTCGGCCCGCGAACGTGCCAAATCTGCTCAGCCGGGAAGATGACGATGCGGCCATCCTTGCCCGAATACTTGTAAACAGGTGCCTCGTACTCGTTCGGCTGGTCCACGACCATCCTGGCAGGGTCCAGCAGGATCAATTCCGCGATTCCGCCGATAGTCCGGTTTTTCCACACAAAGGCATTGCCAAGCGCGGCATGAATTACAAGCTGCTCGCGGAATTCGAAGCTGGTTTGCCAGTCGTTCGGCTTTGTGGACAGCAAGTCGTACAGCCGATGCTCGCGGGCGGGCTTGATCATCGACAATCCGCCCGATTCGCCCTCCTGAAACAGCTTGAACGGAACTTGAGCGCAGCCCTGCGACAAAACCTTGAGGCAGGCAAAGAACGTCGCCACTTTCAGCGCCGTTTCGAGGTTCACGACCTGGCCCGCCTTCGACGTGCGCCCAGCTCGGGCAATTTCAGCCCAGAGCGCGAGCGGATCGCTGCTCTTTCGCCAAAATTTGAGAGTGTCGAATATGGCCATCAAGTCATTCCCAGAAGGATTTCGCCGTGGCTGCGATTGCGTTCGCCGCGCCGAAGGCCATCGCTAGCGCGACAGCGGCGTCGATCTTGTTGATCGACCGTGTTTTTGCGAGCCAGTGATTGCCCCATTTGTCCTCTTCGATCACCGCAGACATCATTGCGGAGATCAGGACAGGGTTTCGCTTGATGCGTATCCGGCCCTCTAGTAGCGCGTCTTCCAGCAGCCGAACCGATCCAGGCATCCAAAGACCTTCGGCGGGCTTGTCCGTTCCTTTGGCCGCTTCGATCATGGCCGGTGTCGGCTTGCCGCGTTTCAACCCGCCCTGCGGATGTTCGACGAACTCTAGGCTCAGCCCAAGTTCGTCTACATCCTCTTCAAAGCGGCGGAATGCGTAGCGGTCATATGCCACGATCTGGATTGCGTATCGCTCGGCGTATTCAGCCAAGGTTTGCGCCACATGCCGGTAATTGATGTTCTCGCCGGGCGGCGCGTGTATGTGTCCTTGCTGCTTCCACACGCTGTAGGGCATCTTGTCGCGCAGCTCGCGCGCTTGCAGCGTGTCGCCCGGTGTCCACGCCTCAATCCATGCGTCGAAAAGTGGCTTTTTCTCGTCATTCAGTCCGGTCTGCACGACCGTTGCCATCGCCGTGATGTCCCGATTCTGCGAAAGGTCCAAACCGACATGCACGGCCTTACCGGCGTGTTCTACGGGGTCAAAGTCGGTCAGGGCGGGTTCTAACGTGGCTCGCGTCATCCAAGCTGTCTCCGCTTCGGTCCACATGCAGAAGTGCAGCCGCAAAATCCCGTTCAACTGCCCAGGAATCGCCTTGGCCTGGGCGACCACATCGCCTAGATATCCTTCGGTGATCGTCACACCGAGCAACGGATTCGCTTTCACCCAGCAGGTTGGGTCGGTCAGCGGGTCGTCGCCATCATCCAGAGCGCAGACATAGCTGAACGTGTTGTCGTCCAGCGGTTCACCGACGAATGACGGGTCGTTCACCGCCTCCGTGTGGCCTGCCGCCACCTTGACCGCGTGTTCGTGTTCTTCCCACGCCACCGAATTGCGGTCACTGCCGCTATTGGTGATCATGAAAAGCAGCGGTTGGCGACGGAATTTGAACCCGCGCTCCAGCATTTCGATGATCTTGCGGTCGGGCAACTCATGCACCTCGTCCGCAAGGACGAAATACGGTCGCGGCCCCGATCCTGTCTTGCCGGTGTCCTTTGAAACCGGGCGAAAGAAACTTTGACTCGGGTGGTGGGCAATATTGAACTCGCGCCCATCACCACCGGAAAAATTCAGCCGCTTTTTTAGCGAGGGCGACTGCTTGACCATCTTGACAGCGTCTGCAAACAGAATCCCTGCTTGGTCGCGCTTCGCTGCGGCAGCGTAAACCTGCGCGCATCCGCAATTCGCAAGACGACCCTAAATGGCTAAACCGAGACTCCCAAAAG